AAGAGGAGCGCGTCAAGCGCTGGAATCAACGTCTCGAGCAAGCCAACAAGATGTATGAGGCGTGGGAGAAGCGCTTTGAGGTCAAGCGCTGCGAGGACTACTATGACGGGCGCCAGTGGTACGGCCTACCGGAAGATCAGGCGCAGCGGCGGTACGTCATCAATCTGACGGCCGCGAATATTGAAACGCAGAAACCGTCACTCCTCTTTGGGAAACCACAGATTAAGATCGAAGCCAAGCCGGCGATGATGGATGACGCTGGAAGTGACGCCGATCAGCAGGCCAAATTGTGCCAGGACACGGTTCAGACATTCATCGATGACGAGGATTTGAAGTTTGAACTGGAGACGGCGCTCGGTGTCCACGAGGCGCATTTTCGGTTTGCTGTCGTCGAGGTGGGCTACACGGCGGATTATATCGACAACCCTCACGCCGGCAAGCCGGTTCTGAAGGAAAGCAGCGACGATCCGCAGCTCAACACGCAAGGCCAGCCGCTGACGCAGCCGGCGCAGGTGACCAAGCCCGGATCGGAATCGCTGTATGTGAAGCGTATTCCATCGAAGTCCTTTCGCGTCAGCCTCTCGAACAAGAATGATCTGACCGCCAATGACTGGGTGGGCTATTACGAGTGGCAATACGTTGAGGACGTCAAGGCCAATCCGAAATATCGCAACACGGCCGAGCTGAAATCGACGGGTGTCTTGTCGAAGGATTACCAGACGACGGCAGCGAGTGACGGGGAGCGCGAGAAGCGATCGGGGATGGTGCGGCTGTGGAAGATTTGGGATCTCCGCCAGCGGGTCAAGCACGTGCTCGCTGATGGGCACAAGAAATTTCTCGTCGAGGGCGAGTCCTATCGCAATCTCCCCGTGCGCGTCTTGAAGTTCCTCGAGCGGCCGGACGAGTTTTACCCGAAGCCCGTCGTCTATGACTGGATTGGTCCGCAGGACGAAATCAACGACACGCGGGAAGCGCGACGGACACATCGGAACAGGTTCAGGCGGCGGTATACGGTTCGCAACGGCGCCTTCGGAACACCAGAGCAGGCACAGGCGGAGATGCAGAAGCTGGAAGACGGGCCTGACGGGGCTTATTGCTTCCATAATGCCGCGCCAGGCGAGACACCCATTCAGCCAGTGCCAGACGCGCCGCTCGATGGCGCGGTGTTCAGCGATGGCCAGCTCGCCGAGCAGGATTTTATCCAGGTGTCAGGGGTATCAGGTGAACAGCGGCAGGTCGCGGAAAGCAGCACCGCAACGCAGGCGTCCATCGTGGATGTTCGATCGCGGATGCGGGAATCGCAGGCGCGGACCAAGGTGGCTCGCTGGCTGGGTGAGATTGGGCGGTTGATGCTGCTGACGTTGCGCGAGCGGTTTACGTTGCCGTTCCTGATTCAGCAGCAAGTAGACCCGTTCGCCCCTATGGCATTACAGGAAGAAGCGCGGGTCGCGCAGTTGTGGCAGAAAGTGACTGCTGACGACCTCGGGGACATCGACGTGCACGTGTCGGTGGATCTGGCGTCGTTATCCCCTGTCACCGAGGAAGCGCAGCGCACCGCATGGAATCAGGTGCTCGCGCTGCTGACCAACCCGCAGATCCTGATGTTGTTCGGTTTGTCTGAGCCCCTACTGCGCAAGACGCTGACGCTCTATGGGATTCGCTCTGAGAATGAGGTGCAGGAGATCAAGCGCATCGCGGCCATGATGACCGCGGCACAGGCTGGCGCTGGGGGCGGAGGGATGGCTGTTCCTGCGGGTCCGCAGAGCGGGACGCCTGCGGGTGCGGCGCCGGCCTCGATGCAGGGGCCCAGCGATCTCGTGGCAAGCGTGGAGCGCGTGCAGTGAGTTGCGAGGTTTGCGACGCGCTCGAGCACGAGCCATGCGAGCTATGTGGTCTCATTGTGCACGTCGGGGCGTGGCCCTGGTGCCCGCATCAGATGGTCGAGTCCAAGGCGCACGGGTTCGAGCCCCATTTTGATATTGGCCTCGGGCGTCTGGTGACTGGCTGGGGTGACGTCAAACAGGAAATGCGGCGCCGGAAACTTGATTACCGGGACCGACCGTCCAAGGGCTGGCTGGATGAGCGAGCGAATCGCGCCAATGAAGGCGCCCGGAAACGCGCCTGATGCCTTGATCGTGGTCCATGGGGCACCGGAGTTGTCCTGTGTCCCGCAAGCGTTCTGGAAGCGGATGGCTGCGTATATCCGCGACGGACACACTGGTGAGGTGTGCTGGCACTTCAAGAACGGAAAGCCGATGGTGATCAAGGCCACCGACACACTACGGAATGACAAAGAGGGCTTGATTTCGCCATAAGAGAAGCGCACACTAGCGACACAGCATTTTAGCGGGCGACCTTTACTGAAGGCCCCGGCGTTGAAGAGCACTCCTCTTCCGCCGGGGCTTTTCGTTTGTACCCCGCAGGAGACGCGGCATCCACATGACTACTGCAGCAGCCGTCGCCGATCAACCGACCACCACCGACACGGGCACTCAGACCGCTGAGCAGGCCACGGCCGCTGGTGCGTCTGGCATCGAGACGACGAGCGCGCAATCGTCGCAGCAGACCGACCCGGCCGCGGGTGCGACGACGGAGACGGCCCCAGAAGAAGTGAGCTCTGGTCTCATCAGTGCCGAAGATTATGCGTCGGTCAGAGATGACCCCGCAGCACTGAAGAAGGCGCTCCTGAAAGGCTACACCCAGAAGACCCAGCAACTCGCTGCACAGCGGAACGAACTGGGCACCTGGGGGCAAATTGCCGACGCCTTCAAAGAGAACCCCGCCGCCACGTTGAAGGCGCTCGGGGCGCAGATGGGATTGGAGATCCGCGACCCACAGGCCACGGCTGCTGCCACGACAGCCGAAGCCAAGGGCGACCAGATGATCGCGCAGATGCGCGAGAAGCTGGAACCGCTAGGGCTCGGCGACGTGGCAGACGTGCTCGCCCCGCTTATTCGCGATCTGGCGACGCAGGCGGCTGGCGAAGCGATCGAACCACTCCGTGCACAGGCCACCAAGTTGGCCGACGAGAGCGCGCAGCGTGAAACCGTTGCCGTGCTGGATGCCTTCGGGAAGAAGTTTCCCGACTGGAAACAGTACGACAAGCAGATGACCGATCTCTCCAAAAAGTTGCAGCCCAATGGCATGAACGAACTGGAGTGGATGGAAACGCTGTATCACCTCGTCACGCGTGAGAAGTCGATTGCGAAAGCGACGGAGGCCGCCATCGCGAAGATGACGACCTCTGCGCAGCACGCCGAAAAGCCGAGTTCTGCAGTCGCGGGCGACAAAGTCACCGCGAAGGCGCCCAATGGGGCGTCCTTCCGTTCCGCGTTCGAAGCCGCCAAGCGCGGCGAACGCTGGGAGTAACCATCAATGCCCGCAACGTCACTGACGCTGAACTTCGACGCGGTTCTCAGCACGACGCTGATGAACTGGTCGAAGACGCTGTACGACACCGTCTCCAAGTCCAATTTTTTCCTGTATCGCTTGATGAAGCAGCAGGATGGGGGCTGGGTGACACTGGAGGACATCGGCGAGCGCGCCGCGGTCCCGCTCATGTACGAACTCGGCGGAGCCGATTCGTACAGCGGGTATGACGTGCTCGATACGACGCCGACTGACGGCATCACGTCTGCCTTCTATGATTGGCGGCAGGCGTCGATCCCCATCGCGATCTCTGGGCTGGAAGAGCGCAAGAACGCCGGCGAGGAGCGTATCGTGGCGCTGCTCGAGGCAAAGACCAAGCAGGCCGAGCTCGGCATTCAGGACTTCCTGAACAAGTCCTTACTGCAGGGCGCGGGCGGATCGTCGATTACCACGGCGTACACCTCGCCGACCAACGGATCGCAGTTCATGGATCCGCTGCCGCTGCAGGTCAAGTTCGACCCGACCTCCTCGACTACCATCGGGGGCGTGAACCAGGCCCCCAACACGTGGTGGAGGAACCAGTTCCTGAACGATGCATCAAGCAACTACGCCGGGTTCCTAAAGGCCCTGCGCAAGCTGCGCAACGATTGCACCAAGGGGCCTGGCGGGAATCCGAATCTTCATCTGACCGACCAGCACTCGTACGAGTACTTCATCGCAGCGCTGGCGGCGTATCACCACAACACGTCCTACCAGAAAGCTGACATCCCGTTCGATAACGTGGTGTTCTTCGGTGACCCTGTGACGTGGGACGAGTACACGCCGGACGTGTCTGGCGGGTCGGTCACGCAGAGCACGACCTCCGGAACGTGGTGGATGCTGAATACCGACTTCTGGAAGATCAAGGTGGACGCCACGCGGAACTTCGCGGCGACCCCGTTTATCAAGCCGGAGAACCAGGACGCCAGGGTGGCGACGGTCCTCTTTCTCGGCGCGGCGTGCTGCATGAATCGCCGGAAGCAGGGCGTCATGGGCAGCATCGACACGACCCCGACATCGTAGGGCTGACTTCGACTCAGGG